GACTGCGGGGAATGCGAATGTCGACGGCCATTAGAGGAGTACCTCGTCCCAGATAAAGTCGACGAACTAGTTCGTTACGGTGTCGCCCGGCTGCACCTCGATCGCACTGCCCGGCTTGAGATAGATCGGCGCACCGCCGGAGGCGAGCACCGTCTGTAACTCGCCGGTTCCGGAGACGACGCCCATTTTATCGAACCAGAAGGAATCCGCCTCGAGCCATTGGTTGCCGGTCCCCTCAAGCGGCTGTGTCGAGCTGTTGACCTGACCGTAGATTGAGTCGGCCACGGTACCATCGGCGAATTTTGTGACGTCGGCGGAGGGGTTGGCGCTGACGTGCAGCGGTTCGCGCGTCTTTCGCACGCGCATGCGTGTATTCGACACGTCGCCCCACACCCGAATCGACTTCACCCGAAGCACCTTTGGCGAGTAGCTCGGGTTCAGGAGCTGGGCAAAATTGACATTGCCCGTGCCGACGAAGACCCCGCCCATGATCGCGTTGATGTAGTTGCGTGGGTCATCCGCCGACGCCACCGGCAACGCCACACCCGTGCTGATCTCGTCCCAGACGATGAAGGCGCCGAAGGTCGGCCCCGCACCGGTCGTTCCCTCCGTCAGCTCTACAGCCTGCCCGGGCACAAGCACGATCGGTTGGTCGCCGCGTTCAGACTGGCTGATAATCGCCGTCGGCTTATATTGCGTCGTCGACGGGTTGCCAAGCGGCTGCGCCAGGAACTGCGACTGACCGGTGGCGAAGGCGACCACTGACGAGGAGGCCTTCAACGTCGCCAAGACCGACGTCGCATCCCGCTCATCCATCCGCATCGTCGCGAGCGGGCTAAGGGCGGAGAAGTTCATCGGTTGCGACGTCATCCGCATCCGCTGCGTGATCTGACTCCCCGTCGCGGCGAACCAGAGTTCGTAGATCACGACGTTTCGTTGCGACGTCGGAGGATTCAGGAGCTGAACGGCCGCGGAATTCGAGACCATTGTGATGACGGCGCTGGCGACGATCGGCGACTGCGGCGTCCACACGCGAGGCACCGCCGGCGTGATCGTGATCGCCTCGCCGAGGGAGCTGATCCCGAGGCCTGTCTGGGCCAGGAGGAGCTCGATCAGCCGGCGGGTATGGTCCTGGTCACGCTTGTCGTACTGTTGCGGTGCTTGGGGCAGCTTGATCGGCATCGCCTGCGGGAGGGCCATCCTTACCTCCGTCCTGCGGGCAACACCCCAAGCCGGGGAACGCCGAAGCGCCACAACCCCTGCACGATCTCGTCGACGCGCACGCGAATGTTCCTGGTCGAAAAGCGCAGGTTCGTCGGATTCGCCGCCTGAATCGGGCCCACCGTCTTCTCGACTTCGTCGGGAAAGCGCGAGCGATAGAACGTCATCTGCAGCGAGCCGAGCTGGTTTCCGTCGTTGAGGGCGCTGACGGCGCCGAACGTCTTCTCGTCGGGGATGTACTTCTGCACCCGCATGATGTCGAAGCCAAGCGGTTCCCCGCTGATGTCCTTGAGCTCGCCGGGGCCAGACTCGGCGAAGGGTACGCCCGCGCCCGTGTGATCGAAACCAAATTCGTGCTGGTAGAGGTAGGTCGTCGTCGGGTTCGCCGGGTCCGTCGGGTCGGCGCTTACGTACTGTGGCTGTCCGAAGACGCCGCGGTCGATCCCGGAGGCGCGTCCGAGGTTGCCAATCGCCCAGGTTTTATCCTTGTAGTTGTAGGCGACGTAGGCGGTGTTCTCCTGCGTCGGGTTGCCGAGGGCGTCCTTATTGTCCGACGTCGGATAGAACCACAGGATTTCGTTGAAGAGCGTGTTCGTCACCGCATAAACCTTCGCCGCCTGCGTCGAGTCCAGGTTCTGGAAGACGTAGTCGAGGACGTCGCAGTTAAGGGCCTGCAACGCGCCGTCGTAGACGAAGAACTTCTTCGCGTTCGACATCCAGAAGACGACGTCGCCGATTGATACCATGCTATTCGGGCTGATCGCTCCACAGTTGTCGCCCAGCTGCTCAAAGGCGTACACCGCACCCCCGCCGACGAACGTCATCGCGTAGACGTCGACGCTGGTCCAGAGGACGCTTTGGCGCCGCGTCCGACGGCCAGCCATGAGCTCCCCCTTCGTCGTCAGGTCGAACTGGCCCGCGCTGGTCGTGGTGCTGGGCGTCCAGTCGGCCGCGTTCACGAGCCCGGACTCCTGCGTCGCCCATCGCACACGCCGCACACTGGCGGCTTCCCCAAAGGCGCCCGTTCCCCCAATCGCCACCAGGAAGCGCTCGGGCGTCACGAGGACGCCACGACAGCCAATCGGGGCGCCCGGGATAGCGGTGGCTGCCGCCCCGTCGAGCTTCTGGACGAAGATGCGGCCGTCGGCGGTAAAGCTCGCCACCGGGAAGGCGCCGTAGTTGTCGATCTGCCAGGTATCCGCGGGGAGCAGGGTCGCGGCGCCGAGGGAAAAGCCCCACTCATCAGGGTCGGTGACGTCGGCCCAGAAGCCGTCGCCCCACCCGCCGTTATTCGAGAAGGCACCGTCGGCATTACCCGTTACGAGGTCAACCGGCGTAATGTCCGTCACGGTCTGGTTCAAGTACTCGTAGAGCTTCCCGGGGGACGTGCCGATCGCCATCCACGCCTGGTTCGCGTCGTCCTTCCAGCCCAGCATGCCCCGCGCCTTCCCCGAGATCGAGAGGGCGGCGCCGGCGACGGACTTGTTCTTCGCCCAGCCACCAATCGGCCCCATCGTGCCCTCGTACCAGCGCACGAGGTTCGCGTGGAACCAGTGCCCCTTCGCCTGGTACTTCGTCCCCTGCTTGAAGACGCCGGGGGCGAACTGGAGGGGGACGTAGGCTTCGATGTTAGGCATGACACTGTCCGTTCGACGAAAGCTCGAAGTGGTCGTAGTCGCCCCACCCGCCGCCCCACCGGATGCCGATCTCGAGCGTGGCGGCCCGCGCTAAGACGAAAGCGGCGAGGTCCTTGAAGCCGGCGATGTCGTCCCACTTCACCGGCCACGGCGCGATGTCGACGGCGAGCGCCAACGGCCGCAGGCCGGGAATGACGACGTGCAGCGAGTGCGTCGGGTCCTTCAGCTGCGAGTGACCGGTGGCGATGGCTTTCTTTTCGTCTTCGAGCGATCGAGGTCCAAACACCACTTGCATGTCTCGTGCCGATCCGACGTCGTATACGAGGCGAACCAAATCAGCATGTACCCCAGCCAGCCGAGAGGCGCCGTAGAGTGCCATTGCTTACTCAGCCACCGAAGGCATGTTGAGCTTGTCATTGCCGATGGCGGTGGTCCACATGCCTACCACGAAGCCGGCGAAGCCGAAGTCGAAGGTCCGCACCGTGACGTAGACGCCGAAGACGACGAGTGTGCCGAGCACGGCGAGCGCGTAATGGAGGTCGACCCAGAAGGAGGTCGCGAACCATCCCTCGAGCTTCTGCTGCATGTGACTAGTCATGGGCACCGAAAGCGCCGGGCGCGGTATACCGAAACACACGGAGTGGGGTCGTGGCCCCGGCCCCGCTGTCCCCGGACGCTAGTTAGATTTCGCTCCCCGCGCGACGCACCGAATCGGGGTGTCGAGGCGGGCTTGCAGGCAGATCAGGACGTCGAGCTTGCGATTTGTCGCGTCCGTCTGTTCGTGCGACAGCTTGGTGTGCGAGTCGACGGCTGCGGCGATGGCGGCCTGCTGCGCCGGTACTTTGAGCACGCCCCATGCGGAGACGAGAACGCCCCCGACCACGAGCGCGGCCCCGACGACGTTCTTCGTGTCGAACACCCTGGCGGCGAGTGTGGAGAGAGTCATTTTACCGCTTCCTCGCCAATCGCATCCAGGCGGACGTGACGTTGAAGCCGCCACTGCGACTAGTGCGGATGAAGAGGGAGTAGTAAACACCGGCCGCCGGCGAGTCGTCGTACGCCGAGACCTGCATCGTATGCGGCGTAATTCCGTCGTTGCCGACGAACAGGTTCGCACGCCCGAGCTCGACCCCGTCGCTGCGCTTGATGAAGAGGTGCTGGAGGTCTTCCGCGAGCTGATTCTGGTCCCACGTCGCCTGCCCGACGATCTCGACCTCGGAGCCCGACCATCCGCCGGCCGGTACCGTGATCCGTTCGGAGTTACTGGCGGGGTCATGGAGGTTCCCGACGTCGTAGGAATCGGCGGCGGTGAAGGGGATGACCGTATCGGCATTTTGCGGAATCGCGAGGGACGCCGACCGGTTTGCCTTGACGTGCTCGGTCGTGCCCGACGGATCGACGCGCGACCCATACCACGTCGTTCCGCCATCGGGCGTGAAGAAGTGAAGCTCGTCGACGCCGGCGGTCTGCAGCGTCGGGGGTGACCCGGCGAGCCACACGACGGAGCCAGGCCAGGTCAGCACCTGCGATCCGCCGTTCGTGATGAGCACGCGAAAGGTCGGTGTGTTCTGCGTGAAATTGATGAAGGCGATCGTCGAGATGCCGCCCGCAACCGTGAACTTGAAGAGGCGGTTCAAGGCGAGATCGATGTTGGTCGTCCCGGCGGCATTGTACGTCGTCGCCGTCACCGCCGACAGGTCGATGACGCTGTGGTGAATGCCGAGCCAGGTGACGCCGTTGTCCTTCGTGAAGAACTCGAAGAAGTCGGAGCCGCCGGGGGTGAGCACGGGGACGACCCCTCGCAGCCAGGTCACCGCGACCGGCCAGGTCACTGCGCGCCGCGTGCCGTCGCCCACCAGGAGCAGCGTCAACTTCTGCCAGACCTGCGTCGTCACGCCCGCGGGATTGGCCGAGGGGTTCGCAAACGCGATGGTCATCGTCTGGTTCAGCGTGAACGCGAACGCGGACGCGACCGCCAGGTCGAGCGTCGTCGTGGCCCCGACGGTTGGCGCCTTGAATGCCGCCCGCGGAATACCGAAGAGGGAGTCTTCCTGGTCGAAGTCGGTGTTCGCCTTCGGGCCCCAACCCGTCGAATGGAGCGCGGGCTTCGTGATGCCGAAGAAGGCTGTCAGTGTATCAGGCATTAGAACACCACCGGGAGGTTAACGCGCTTGTTCGGTGCGCCGATCTCGGCGGCCTCGCGCTCAGAGTTGATTTCCTTCACGACGAGCTGGTAGCGCGCCTCCCACAAGGGCACGCGTTCATCATGCAGCAGGTAGGGGGCGGACTCCGCGAGCATGCCGTAGAAGTAGGTATCGGGATGCCGACGCAGGAGCGCATTCGTGTCTGTGGCGAGCACGAGCGGCGCCGGGTCGAAGACGTACTTGAAGTCGACGGCGAACGACTGCCCGCCGGTCGTCGTCGGTTGCGGCCACAGATAGAGCAGGGGGCCGGCGGTCGACTGGTCATCGTCGAGCCAGAGGTCCATCTCGGCAACGATCGTATACTTGGTCGGGATGGCGGCGGCGTCGCGGTTGGTCATCGCCAGGCGGCGAAGCTCGTCAAAAGAGACTTGCGTCAGCGGATGCTTCCACTGGTCCGTCGACGCCCACATCGCGCGGATGGTTTTGATGTGCGACGGGAGCTGCGTCGGGTTCGCCCCGACGGTGAGCGGGATGCCGGCGTTCGTTACGGAGAAGACCCGAGAGAACCAGTTCTGGTTCCGGCGGATGCGTGCCTCCGCGTTCGACAGCATGAGCGGGAGCGCGGAGATGAATGCGTCATCGTCGCGATCGACCCACGTCTGCACCGCCCCGAGGAGGGACGAGCGGTTACTGATTACTGGAAGGTCCGCCAACTTCGTCTCCCTCGATCCGACTCTCCGCGAACGTGCTGCTGGTGGTCGGTTCGGTGATCGACTCGCCGCGCTGGTGTGCCGCGCGAATCGCGTGTTCCGGTGTGAACTCGAAGCGCCCGATGTGGGCGACTTCCTTCGTCAGGTCCTGATCGAGCAGCAGCTTGACGCCCGTCTGCTCTGTCATCTTGAGGAAGAAGAACATATCCTCCCCGCAGTGGCCCTTCCCCGCAGTCGTCTCGACCCAGGTCACCGCAAACCGCGGCTGGGTCATATCCTCGAGGACATGGCGTTCGATGAGGCAGCAGCCGAGGCCAGCGTATGCGATCTCGCGGAGGCCGGTGGCGTCCGGCGTCGGCCAGACGCGGGCATCCCAATTCGCCGGGTCCACATACGCGACCGGCTTGAAGGGCGGCTTCCGCTCTGTGTAGGCGGCGCAGACCGCCGGCACGCCATGCGCAAGCAACCGGAGCAGGGTATCGCCCGGAAAGCGCATGTCCGAATCGAGCCAGAGGACGTGCGTCGCATCCGTCATTCCAAGCACCGTGTCCACGAGCTGCTCCCGCTGCATCTGGATGAGCGAACCCGTCGAGATCATCGGGTACAGCTTCAGGCGCGGGCGCGTATGAGCCGTCCGCACGAGCAGCTTCGCATAGTCGTACGCAAAATACGTGTCGACTACGTCTCCGGCGGGTACGCAGACGGCGACCCGCGGTTCCCCAATCAGTTCCATCGTCCCCACTCCGATGTTAGATGTCGCCGCGCTGGTGCGCGGCCTGTACGGCGTGCTCCGCGGTGAACTCAAACCGCCCCGCGTGGGCGATGTCCTTCGTCAGGTCCTGGTCGAGCTGAAGCGTGACGCCGGCCTCGGCCATCTTCAGAAAGAAGAACAGGTCCTCCTGCATGTAGCCGCCGCCCTCGGGCCCGATCCACGGCATGAGGAAGCGCGGTTTCTCGATCGTCTCGAAGACCCACCGCTCGAACAGCACGCAGCCGAAGCCGCAGGCGATGATCTCACGCAGGCCGGTCGCGTCCGGTGTCGGCCAGACCCGCTTCGACCAATCCCCCGGGTCCGTGTAGGCCAGCGAGAGGTATGGCTCTGCACGCGCGGTGTAGCTCGCGCAGACCGCGGGGACGTTGTGCGCCAGCAGGCGCGTCAGCGTATCCTTCGGGAAGCGCATGTCGGCGTCCAACCACAGCAGGTGCGTCGCATCCGACGCCAGCGCCAGGTCGGCGAGGCCTTCCCGCTGCCGGGACAAACTCGCGCCCGTTTGGAGCCACGGGTAGATCGTGATGCCCTGCAGGACCGCCGTGACGATCAGCTGCATGTAGTCGTACGCCCAGAAGACGTCGACGGTATCGCGCGCGGGTACGAGTACGGCCACCCGAGCTTTTGTCTTGTCCATCGCCCCCACTCCTTCGATGGTTAGAGCTTCATCCGTCCGTCCGAGCGAAACTTCGAATGGTCGCTATCGTTCAACCACGCGCCGAGTTCGGCCTGGCGCTCTTCCTGGCTGAGGTTGCGCTCGCGCCAGCTGTTCCACATCTGCCCGAGTACCGTCAGCGGCATGCTGCCGATCCGCTTCACGTCTCCCTTCGGCCGCCCCATCTTCGTCAGATAGGCGTTGATTTCGACGATCGCCCGCACGTCCTGCCGCTCACGCAGCGTAAAGGTGTCGTTCGACTCGTCATACAGGAAGGTGGTGACGGTGCCCATCGCCTCGTCGCGCTCGAACAAGAGCTCGGCAGGCATTAGTGCCCTTTGAAGACGTCGTAGGCGCCCTTCGCCGCGAGGACGGTCTTCACGATCGTGAAGGTCGTCCCCGAGAAGAGCCCCGACTTCGACGCCTTCTTCAGCTTGTCGACGAGGTCGGCATTCGACGCGCGGAGGCTGGCAATCTGGCCATCCCGATCGAGCACCTGCGCCTGCAACGTCACAATTTGAGCGTTTGCGGCGGTGATGGCGTTGGCCTGCTGCGTGATCGTACTGTCGGCGTGCTGCAACGCGACCTGGTACAGGCCGATCGAGTCGGCTGCCGACTTGGCGGACTGCAGCAAATCGACCGCCGCGTGCATCGCCGCATGGGCCGCGGTGGCGAATGCGCGAGCGGCGGCTTCGTCTGCCGCCTTCTGAGCCAGACTGACCCGAAGGACAGAGTCGCGAGCCGCCGCATTGACGGAGTCACGCTTAGCCTGGATGGTCACCGAGTCCGCATACTGCTGGACGAGCGCCCGCTCGACGGCCTGCTGCGTATGATCGTGCACCCACAACGACGCGATGATGATCGCCACCACCACGAGCAGGGGGCTCGAGTACTTCTGGACCCACGTCAGCATGTTCCCACCCTCCTGCGGTTAGCCGTTGTGTTTCGTCTGGTTGCCGAGCACGGTGATGCTGGTCGTGGTGCACTCATGTGCCCACTTCACGCCGTCGCCGGTGTGCATGCCCAGGTTGTAGGCGCACTTGTTGTTGACGCCGGCCGAGGGAATGCCGATGACGATACCGGTCTGCAACACCCCCGCCCCCGGACTACCCGCGGGCGGCGTGAAGGTGCAGAGGTCGCCGAGATTTCCGAGAGCCACTATCTACTCCTGCGTAGATGGTTCCTGCGAAGGGAACAGCAGGGGCAGGGGCTTGCGCCCCCACCCCTCCTGAGGTTTTTACGACGGGGCGACTTCCGTCCCGGTTACGACCTTCTTGAACACCTCAGCGACGGATGCAGGCATCTGCATCGTGTTGAGGTTGCCCAGCAGGTCGGCGTCGAGTGAGCCCGCTCCGCTGGCGAAGGTGGCCCCACCCACGGTCACGTCGGTTGCTGAGGACGTGGCGAGGGTGATCCTGTTGCCGATGACGCCGGGAACGCCGGCTGTCAGCGTCACTGTGGCGCCGACGATCTTGAGGGCCCGAGCTTCCGGGTTCCTCACGGTGTTGGAACCGAACGTCACGCCCGACTGCGCTGGGGTGACATTGACCGCGTCGAACAGGTTCTGCGCGGTCGCCGTGGCGGTCGCCCCGATCTTGACTTCGGAGGCGGTGGTGCCGACTGCGGCGCGCAGGGTGTACGCGACACCAGCGATGGTGATGGTGTCGGCGGCGGTCCCTGCATTGTTCAGCAGGACCGTCTGGGTTGCGAAGACTGACAAAGCCATGAGAGACTCCTTTGCCTTATGGCGTGGTCAGGTCGTAGATACCGAAGTGCGCCTTCTCGTTGTGCACCTTCCAGCCCCACTCCGCGAGGATCATGCGCTTTTCCGCATCACCCGTCTTGGCGAGAGGTTCCGTCAGGTACGGACGGAGGAAGACCAAGGAGACGAACTCGGGGTCGATGCCGAAGGCATCGCGCCCACGCTGGAACCGGTTTGGCACGATCGCCAGGATACCGAAGTCCGTCACGTAGACGTCCGCGGCGCCGATGATCGCAGTCTCTTCCACCGCGCTCTGGTAGAAGGTCTTGGTCGCCACGCCGGTGAACCCGGACGCGACCACCTTGTTCGACGGCCCGACCATCAACATCTCGGGCTTGCCACCCTGCGTGTACGCGAGCTGCATGCCCGACTTGAGCATGGACTCGAGGAACGCGGTCTGCGAACCGTCCGTACGCGTCGACGTGGGCACGTTTGTGTACACGGGAGCGTTGGGGTCCGGGGTGGTCGCGCTGTAGGCGTTTCCGGCCGACAGCGAGTTGGTCTTGAGCCACGCGATCAGGGCTCCGGTCTTCCGCGGCGTGGTCGTCGACCCGGCCGAAGCGGCCTGGTTGTTCAGGGTGATTCCCTCGACGTCCCGCTTGAGCTCGGCGGCTTTCTTTGCGAGCTGGTACGCCATCTCGCTCTTCCGGCCGGCCTTGTCCACCGCCTCGAGCGTGCCCGAGACGATCGCGGTTTTCCGACTGATCTGCGTGTAGTTGCCGACGCGGATGGTGGGCGTCACGGCGTCGAACGGGTTGACATCGTCACCGTCGAGCTGTGCGTTGTTCAGATCGACAGAAGCCAAACTGTCGGTCTGCCACTCGAAGAACGTCTGAAGGGCCTGACCCTTCTTGGCGTTCGACGTCAGCGGCGTGTCTTTCGGACTGATGTTGTAGATGGCATCCGAAAGGTCTTCACGGATACCCTTCGCGTCGAAGGTCGTGAAGGTGTTGGTCAAAATCGTCACAGAATTGTCTGCTCTCTCCCCACTCGGGAAAGGTCTAGATCAGGTGCTCGAACACCTTGGCGGTGTCCTCCAGCTTCCCTGATTTACGTTGGCGGTCGAAGGCGCGCGACTTCTCGTCTTTCGGCTTGACGGGAGCGGGGGTCGACCCGGGCGAGGCCGGCTTCAGCTTCGGCTTCTTCGTCGGGGTGACGGTTGCGCCCTGCTGTTGCACCTCGTGCCACAGCATCGCGTTGCGGAGACCCAGCACCACCCGTGCGTCCGAGACGTTTGCGATCTCGTCGTCCGAAAGGCCGAGGACTCCCTTGGCGTACTCCTTGATTTTCGCCTTGTCAGCTTTGCGTACGGTATCGTCGTGCCACTCGGGAATCGCCTCGAGCAGTTTGTGCCCCTGCTCTTCGCGGTAGGTCTCGAGATGCTTTTCGGCCGCCTCTTGCTGCTCCGTCTGGAGCTGCTTCTGGCGGGCGACGACGGCGTCGTACTGACGCTTGAACGTCGTATACTCGGCGTGCGCGGCGGCGAACTGCTCCGGGGTCATCTTCGTGCGCAGGACGTCCCAATCGGGGTCCACGGGCACGAGCGCCTGCATCGCCTGCTTCACCTGCTCGAGTTCTACGATATTCTGCTGTCGCGCTTCACCCGCGGCGCGTTCGGCGGCCTCTGCCTTGCGTTTGGCGTCGGCGGCCTGCTGCGTCTTCTGGGTGTAATCCCGCTGCCGCAGATACCCGAGATACGCCTCGTCCTCCGTCACCTCGACCTCTTGACCGTCGATCGTCAGCGTGCGGCTGCGAACTTCCGGTTGGGGCTCGGTGCCTTCGGGCGTCGGTTCTGCGTCCAGCGCCGCCTCGGCGTCGGCTTGCGCCTCGACCTCGACGGGGGCGTCAGCAGGGCCCGGGGTGGGCTCTACTTGCGCCTCGGTATCCTCCGGCTCCGGTGTTCCCTGTTCGGGGGAAAGAAGACCGCGGATGACCTGTGCAGCACGGTCGACGCTGGCGAGCGCCTTGGCGTCGACGGGTGAGAGTGAGTCTCTCGGCATAAATATAGCTCCTGTGTCAAGCGGACAAGTGGTTGGTTAGGATGTAGCCCCGCTCTTAGCTGCCCTAACTCCTGCGTCCAGAATCTTTTGCATCTCCGTCTCGATGAGCCGGAGGCCCGACAACTTCGTGAATGCCCGTTCGCGCGCTTCGAGCGACTTGCTCTCGGCCCACTCGAGGATGCAGTCGTCCGCCATGCTCTCGATCAACGACTTGAAGCGGTTGTCGTCGAGCAGCATGGCGACCCACTGCGCGTCCTGCACCTGCAGCTCGAGCGACTTCTTCGGCTTCGGCGCGACTACCTGTAGTCGAATCATCCCACTCTCCTACCCGAGGGCGACCCCCGGGAAGTTGACGATGCGCGTACCGCAGCGGCCGCACACCAGCTCGTTGTACCGCTTGAACACCCACCCTTTGTGGCAATAAGGGCACTCGGGGACGGCGTCGGTCGCCGGCGGCTGCGGCGCCGGCACCAGGCCAGAGTTTCCGTCTTCAGCCATCAAGCTCCCCCAACTCCAGCAGGATCGAGATCACGAGCTGCTCCTCCGTCGCCTGGTAGATCGCGGCCGCCTCCGCCGCCACCTGCTCGGCGTGCGACCGCACGATACCGCCGACGATATGCTGCGCGTCGGACACCTGTTGCGCACTATGCGCAACGGAGACCGGCTGCAGCGTCCCACGAACGCGCTCGGCGTGCTGGGCACGACCGACGGCCTTGGCTGCCTTCCGCGCTTCGGGTTCGCTCGCCTGATTTTCAACGACAACCCGCACGGCGGTCTTCGGCGCCGGCGTCGAGGTGGTCTCAGCCGTCGCCGGCCGGCGAACGGTTCTCCCGGACCGGAAGACGTCGTAGACGAAGCGGCGTCGAGGCGCCGGCGGCGGTCCCCCGCCACTCGACGGGGCGATCGCGGGGTTGACCACCTGGCCGACGCCGGCGTCCAAGAAGAGGACGACCGTCGCGCCGGCGGCGCTAAACGTCTCACTCCCGCTGCCGCCGTCGACGAGCAGGACGCGGGAGAAGCCGGAGCCGGCGAAGACCTCGAGGGCCGTGCCGACATCCGAGAACTTGACGACCGAGAAGCCCGACCCGGTGAAGATTTCGAGGGCGGTTCCGGCGTCGACGAACCGAACAACTGACGCACCGCTGCCGGAGACGTTCGGTCCCTGGACCGACAGCAGCAGCGACATCTTAGTAGCTCGTTACTTCAGCCCACGAGAAGTCGATGTAGACCGACGAGCCGGCCGCCGCCCCGAGCAGCACCCGATTTTCGATCTCGATCCCCTCGTTGGTTGCGAGCACGAACGGGTGCGTTCCGTTGACGTCGTCGAAGTTATCCGTCAGGACCGCGATGCGCTGTGCTGGATCAGCAAACGCCAGCGTCAGCCAGAGTGGGGTCTGCCCGATTGCGCCCCCATCCTTCACGAGCGAGCCACCCGTCATACCGGCGGCCACCCCCGCGATCGTCACGCCGCGAATGAGAGCGGCGCCTGGCGCGGCCGCCATCGATGCCCGTTTCACGGAAGCTACCGGTGTCACGGTGTTCGTGGTGTCAACGGCGGAGAAGGACGTAGCCTTGAAGACGTCGAGAGAGTCCTCAATCGCCGCCGTATGCGCCGCAGTCTGGAACCACTTGATGACGAGGCGCGTCGGCACGATCAGATTCGGGCCCGGGTTACGGACCTCGAAGAGTCGCGAGTTGGCCGCCTGTGCGGCGACAAGCGCGCATCGATGATTGACGCGGTAGTGCCCGAGGGCGCCGTAGACAATCGGCTTGACGCGCACGGCGGCCGCGAAGTAATTCGCGTCGACCTCCAACTGCGACGTACCATCACGACCGAGAACGCGGTGTAGCCAACTCATGGATTCGTACTCCAGAAGAAATGTACGTTGAAGAAACCTACTCCGAGCGCCGCCATCGGTTGTGCGGTGATAGCGAATTGTCCGGGGGCGCTAAATTTACAGTTCAGGGGGCACAGGGCGGCGGCTTCCTCGTGCTCGTCCATCCCGTTGCCAGAGGCGGTATCCCCGTGCTGAAACCAGGCCTCAATGTGCGACGTTGCATCGAGACCCGTCTGCCCCGTAACAACCGCACCCGCTTCCTCACTCGGTGTTCCCGTGAAGAAAAGCTGAATCGTTCCGCTTCCGCTCGCCACTAGTTACTCCACGCCCAATGCACTTGAAATGTACCAATCCCCAGGATCGCGATGGGCATGGCTTTGATCTCGAAGGATCCGTCAACCGTCCACTTACAGGCCAGCGGGCAGAGCTCGCCGAATTCGGCGTGCTCGTCGATCCCGTTGGTGGCGGTCGAGTCCCCGTGCTGAATCCACGATTCGATGTGCGTCGTTGAAATCAACCCCGCCTGTCCCGAGACGACGACGGTCGCCTCCTCGGAGGGCGTGGACGTGAAGTCGAGGATGGCCGTTCCGACGACCGCCATTACGTGATATCCAGGTGGTACGCGGTGACCGAGACCTTCGCGTGAATCTGGATCAAGACGGTGTTGAGGTTGATATCCGCCCCCGCCGTGCCGACGGCGACGTCGAGGATGCGAACGCCGGCGGCGGTCACGAAAGACGCCCAAGTCGCCGTGCCGGTTGCGTTCGCGTCCGTGTCGTCACTGATCGTGTTCGCGACGATGCTGCCCCCCGCTCCAGCGGCGAAGGCGGTGGCGGAGAGGGCGAGTTCGGCCAGCACATTCTGCCCGCTCAAGGCAGTGTCGGGGCCGGCCGGCTGCGCCCCATCATAGAGGCGGAGGAAGCCAGAGGCGCCGATCGCCGTCGTCAGCTGATCGAGCATGGCGTTTGCCGTGCTCTGCTTGATGTGCGGATTCTGGGCCACAGGTTACTCCGGCTTCTCGTGGGCGATGACGACGCGGACGGTCTTCGTCCCCTTCCCGTCGGTAGCCGCGTTCGTACCCGCATTGATGCCGGCCTCGAGCGAGTGCTTCTCGCGCTGAATGTCGGCCTGCAGGTCCTGCTGCCGTATCTGGAGCTGCGATGTCGCCTCGATTTGCAGGCGTTGCATCTCGACGGTCGCCGCGAGTTTCGACACCTCGAGTTGGAAGTCCATCGCGATCTGTCGCTGGTCGAGCGCATGATCGGCCGCCATCTTCTGCAGTTGAATCTCGAGGGCGTGAACCTTCGCGGCCGAGTCGGCTTGCTGCTTCTCCATCTTGAGCTGCGTCTCCTGCGCCATTTGCTGCACCTTGGCGTCTGCCTTCGCCTTCTCGCCTTGGGCGATGAGCATGTTCGGGTCACCGGTCGGCTGTGGCGGCGGCTGCCAGTTCGCCGGAACATCCTGCACGTAGGCCTCGGCGTCCATCCGACCGCGGAGACGCAACATCTCGACGAGAACATCACGGTAGTTCTTCGGCGAGAAGACGGGCTGATTGAGGCCAAGCTGGCCGAAGGCCTGCTCCATCCGCGTCGCCAGGTCGGCCATCGTCTCATACTTCTGCTCGTCGAGGCCGCCGCCGATGGCGACGTTCACGACGACGTCGAGACCGGTCTGCCATGACCGCGGGTCGTACTCGGCATACTCCCCGTTCGAGAGGCGTGCCATCCGAGCCGGCGCCTGGTTCTCGACGAGCAATTCGATGATGAGGCGGAAGAGCGGCGCCACGCCCATCTCCGCAAAGATACGCGCGATGGATTCGATATGCGCTTGTGCCGCGGTAATCGCCGCGATGGCGGCGGTGCGCGTAGTCGACTGGAGCGAGCCGGCATCCATCGCCGCCATATCCTTTGACACGCCCGTTCGACGTTCCTTGACGTCGCGGTAGAAGTCGAGGACGGCGAGGGCCTCACGGCCGACGAAGTTGTGCTCGATGGCCCAGACGGAGCCGGGGGAGCGCGCCCGAATGGGGGCACCGATCTCGGTCGCCATGATGTCTTCGAGATTCGCGTCCCCGTCGACATAGCCGAGCCGCGGATTGATCGACAGCGCGAGCGAGTCGTTCATCGCACGCGCGATCGACGACATGACCAGCTGCAGGTCCATCGTGTAGTCGGAGAAGCCCTGCCCGACGATCGTATGGGGTTCGGGATCGGGGCAGATAACGGCGAACGGCCGGCGGGCGCAGGGCTCGTTCTCGATGACGTGGTAGGCGGGTCCGAGGGTGACGATCTTCCGGAGCTCGGCGATGCCGTCCCCGTCCACGTCCATGAAGGGATAGGACTCGATGTAGAGCGCCTTCTGGGTGGCAATCGGGCCGATCGCGGACGTATCCGGCTTCACGATGTGCTGTCGCGCGATCTCTTCCTGATTCATGTCAAGGGAGACGTCCTTGAAGGCCCACTCCTCGATCGTGTCCTCGTCGACGCCGATCGCCAGGAGCTGCGACCGCGTCAACTCCGTCCGATGCGCAACCATCAAGGCCACGCCCGGCTGCGAATGATCGTCGGCGACCGTTCGCGCCCCGCGGGTAAAGAGGTACTCCTCGGGGGGCAGGGGGATGAGCCGGATTTTGCCTTGTCGGCGGGTCCGGGTGAACTCGACGTCAAAGAGCGGCTGGCCGGGGGTCGACAGCGCGCTGCGCCGCACCTCATCCGTCCGCACTTCCTCGTCCTGCTGCAGGAGGATGACGGCCTGCGCCGACAACCCCGTGGACTCGTATGCGCGCGTGTCGACCGTATCGTCGTACCAGCATTTGACCACGCCGAGCCGCTTCACCAACGCATCCTTGAACCACGACCACAGCGTGAGGAACCAGCGATTGTCGACCTCGAGGACGACCTTGTTGACGTAGTTCGTCGCGTCCTTCGCCATCTGCACCTGCGTCTTGTTCGTCGGCCCGTACTCGACGGCGCCCTTCGGCCCGGTGAACATGCGCATCAACGACGGCATGACGTAGAGAACGCCGTCGCGGAGCTCGGTCAGGACGACCTTCGATCGCCCCTCCTGCTCGTTGCCGAACGGTTCGCCCTGGTAGTACTTCGTCGCCAGCGCCCGGAAGGGGGAGAGCTCCTGGTCCACGTACTCGATCGCGTCCCACAAGAGCTTGTGCACCGCCGACTGGACCTCGCCGTCGGACATGGGCACGGCGTCGGCCTTCACCTCGGGCGCGGACTCGCCCTGCGCGAAGACGCCGCCGTCGGCGTCCCCGTCGCGGTCGCTCGGCGCCTGCCCCACGACGCCAGTATCGGTATCCTGCGGTTGCACCGAATGGGCGCCCGTCTGGACGTCGCGGTTCGTCGCCTGGTTCGGGGCCGATCCTTGGCCCCCCACACGCACCTTCCCGCCCCCCTGCGCGGTGACGCGCAGCTCGGCGGTATTCCGGTCACGGAGGACGTCGCGCTGGACCTTCTTGTAGTTGGTGACGTCCTGGTCGCGGTCCTCCATGAGGAGGCCGCCGCGGGTCCGGTTCCGGCGCAACTTATCGCGGGCGGTGATGCCCTGGCCTTCGTCGGCAGGGGAACGCATGAACGCAGTCGGCATGTTAGACCAATCCAGGGAGGGGGCGAGCGATCTTGGACCGCCACGACGTCGGGGCGGAACCGCGGAGGAGCGTGATCTCGTCCGTGGCCAGCGTCAGCAGGAAGGCGTCGGCGATATCGGGAGACCGAAAGCCGCGCTTCTTCAGTTCGTCCTTCGCCTCGGCCATGATCTTGTTACCCTTGCCGGGGCGATACTTGTACTTGGTGCGGGTCAACTCGCCGACGAGGTCGTCGCCACTTGTCGGCTTTCGATAGTACTCGGGCAGCGAGCCGTCCAGCCCTTGAAACCATTCCTTGCCTTTGAACCAGAGCTCGGTCCGCAAGTTGACGTACTTGTCTTCGTTCACCGTCGCGGGCGACTCGCCGACATTGATCCCGCGGACAGGAAGGCCGAGCTCGCGCAGTCGATCGACGACGCCGGACCCCAACCCGATGACATCGACGTTGATCTGCTCGGGGCGCAGCGGCTGCGGCGTAGTGTCGTACTCGAGCTTCACCTTTGCCGCGATCGCCATCAGATCGAGGCCGGCCCACCAGCGGATCGGCTCGATGAGTTTCTTGCCCTGGCGCTTGGCGAGGGCCGAGCGGTCGGACCCGAAGCGGGCCACGTCCAGCCCCCAGACGACCTTCGTCGTCGGCGAGGGCGTGATGTCGCGCCCAATCGCGGAGGAGACGGAGGCCCACGAGATGATCGTGTCCGAGTCCGTCGTCGGAAATTCGCCCAGGATGCGGACGCGATACTCGTTCGACTCGAGGCCCCACGACTGCTCGACAAACTCCGCGTACTCCTTCGAGACGCCCGGCACCGTGAGCGAGTTGACGTGGAAGCGCTTCCACTTTTCGCCCTTCGTATGCGAGTCAAAGAAGAAGCCCTGCCCCTTCAGCGGGTTGCCGGCGAGCAACATCGTCGCGAGCTCACCCGACATCGAACCGCCGGCGGACTCGAAGATTTTGTTGGGCACCCCGGAGGCCTCGTCGGCGATCAAGAGGACGTTCTTCGAGTGCACGCCCTGCAGGGCCTCGGGCTGCTCGGGGCGCGCGGTCGCGATGGTGATGTAGCTCTCGGACGGATACGCCCGATGCTCCGCCCGATCGTGGCCGATCATCACCATATCCTGCATCCACGGCTGCTTCAGGCGGGAATGCCACACTTTGAAGTCGGCCCAGAGCACGTTGAAGAGCTGCTTCTCGGTCGGCGCGGTGATGGCGGTGCGCTGCGGGAAGCGGCACAGGATGTGATGCAAGGCCGCCCAAGAGAGCCAGGTCGACTTGCCGACGCCGTGACCGGAGCGGATGGTAATGTAGCGCTCGCGCGCATCGTAGGCGGCGGCGGCGTCAACCTGCCAGTCGTAGGCCTTTCCCCCGTCAAGGTGTCGCGCCGCGTCCAGACACTCGTAAACGAAGAGCATCAGGTCGGGGCTGTAGCGCTCGGCGAAGGCCACGAGCGGATTCTTCTCCGCCCCTACGGCTCCCACTCGATGGCTCCTTCCTCGAACGACATTACTGGCCGTCGATCTCGTGCGGCGTCGGGTCGAAGAGGTGGTCCAAGATCACCTGCCCGCCCCCGTCGGAGACGTGCAGGCCGATGACGCCGCCCGGGCCCACCGGTGAGCGAAGCCGGATCGGCGCAACCCCCGTCGAGAGCAAATACGGCAGGGTCGCGAGGTTGTGCGAGTGGGTGACGTAGACGCAGCCGTGGTCCTCGTGGAGGGCCTCGTCGATCGTTCGCCCGAGCTCCTTCCCCCAGACCGCAAGGAATTCGCCGACCGACTGCGACGACCCGGGCGCCTTCGCCCAGAGTCGCGACTTCAAGTCGGACATGACGCCCTCGATCTCCTCGTCCTTCATCCCCTTCAGTGTGCCCACGTCCATCGGCCGGAGCCCCTTGCGCTCCGTGTTGGGTTTCTCGATGCCGAGCTGCTGCCGGATGATCTCGGCGGTCTCGGACGCGCGGGCGAGATCGGACGAGTAGACCTCGCCGATGCCGACCTTCGCGAGGTACTCGGCGGCGGTCTTGGCGTCTTCGCGACCTTGCGCCGACAGTCCGCTATTTCCCCAGCCGTGCACCCGCCCTTGTTCGTCGATCGGCGTGGTGCCGTGGTGCACGAGATAGAGACTCGTGGCATCGCGCTTCGTGTCGACGTGGGCCATTAGCGGATTTTCACTCGAACTTCCGAGCGGGGCTCGTGGCCGACAGTCGGCTGAATCTCCTGCTCGAGGAGGAAGGTCGCGAAGGCCTCCTCCGATAACGACTCTTCCGAGATCGCCTCTTGGAGCAGGCGGCGGCGCCGCGCCCGTCCGCCTTCGCGGTCGGGCTGCTGTAAGTCCTGGCGGATCAGGGACATCACGTACTCGCTTTCTTGGCGGGGGCGCGGACGCAGGCCCACACGATTCCGGCCGGGTGCCAGTGGCCGTCGGGGAACATCGCCGGGACGATCCCATAGACCTCGCCGGCGACGAGCCAGGCGATCTGCTTCGCAAGGACGTGGCACATCGCGGCCAGGACGTCATCTTGGCTGACGGGCGGGTTCGTCGGGTCGATGAAGCCGACCGCGCCGATCAGGGTCTTGTGGAGGTCGGGACAGCCGGTGATGGGAGAGCCCGGCAACAGCACCTGCGCGTCGACGACGACCGTATCCCCCTCGACGTGCCCGTACAGGCAGGCAGTGTCCTGCGACGG